ATGGCAGCTTTAAACAAATTAACTGATAGAAAACTCAAAGCTCTTTACGGACAGGAACAGGATAAGCCTATTAAGTTGGCGGACGGTGCGGGGTTGATGATCCGTGTTACTAAAAAAGGCGCTATCAGTTGGATTTTTAAATATAGAATTGGGGGTAGAGAGACGGAGGCTAAAGTTATTACTTTAGGTCGATATCCTGATATGAGTTTAAAGGAAGCTAGAGAACTCCGTGATAAGTGTCGTAACTGGCTGGCATTAGGCAAAGATCCAAAGCTACAACTAAATATAGAGGTTCAATCCTCATTAAAGCCTGTCACTGTGAGAGATGCTTTAGAGTATTGGGTTGAAAATTACGGGAAAGATAACCGAGTTAATATAGTTAGGCATGTGGCTCAATTAGAAAAGCATATTTACCCTTATATTGGTGAAATGGCTTTAAGTGATTGTGAAACCCGCTATTGGTTAAATTGCTTTGATAGAGCACGACAAGAATCACCCGTTGCAACTGGCTATGTATTTCAGATGTGCAAACAAGCTTTAAAATTTTGTAGAGTTAGGCGATATGCTGTTAGTAGTGCTCTTGATGATTTAACTATTCCTGATGTTGGTAAGAAACAAAATAAAAAGGATCGGGTACTTACTGATAAAGAACTAGGGGAATTATGGCAATCACTCAATGAGAATAAACATATTCCTTACTATAAGCATTTAATTAAAATTCTTATTATTTTTGGGTGTCGTTCGCATGAAGCTAGATTATCAGAGTGGAAGGAATGGGACTTTGATAATTGGATTTGGACTGTACCAAAAGAACATACAAAAACAAATGAGAAGATTATTCGTCCAATACCTATTTATATAAGAGATTTCATTAAAGAATTATATTCAGTAAATAAAAAGACAGGTTATTTATTGGGTGAATTAAAAAAAACTGAGGCAGTCTCTCAATATGGACGTAATTTATGGGTGAAATTCAATCACTCTGAGCCTTGGACATTACATGATTTAAGGCGGACATTTGCAACAAAGCTAAATGATATGGGCGTATTTCCTCATATTGTAGAGCAATTACTAGGTCATGCTCTACCAGGAGTAATGGCTATTTATAATAGAAGCCAATATTTACCTGAGAAATTAGATACACTTAACAAATGGTGTGAGCGATTAGATTTATTGTCTGGTAATTATGAGAATTTAGTTATTTTAAAGGCGGGGTTAAAATGAGAATTAATAAGAAAAGTGATTTACCTAGTTTTTTTGATTTGAGAAAATATACAGACTTTAATAACTTGTCAGACGAAGATATTTTATCTTTACTCGTATATCGTGCAGATTTGTATAATTGTTCTATTGAAAAATCTGATGCGGAGTGTTTATTGTCCAATCCACTGATTGGCTATTCACCTGAAGAAATAAAAACAATGACGCTTCAAATTGGCAATGATAATAATGATAGTGTAAAGCTGTCAGAGACAAGCTGTATACATCCTACGAGTTTATTTGATTTAGAATTTGATTATGAATATCTTGGTGAAGAATTAAGAAAAAAATATGATATTAATAATAGTCGTGAGAGCTTATTAAGGTTTCTTAAACATGTAAACATATCACTAAGCGCTATAGAAAAAATAAAAAAAATTGATGATGCCGAAATTATAAATATAAAAGTAGATCTTAGTTATTCTGATGATTTTATATTGAATGACATAAAAAAATTAATTCCAATATGGAGAGATGAATTAAATATATGCACTAAAAATAAACAAATAGTTCCATCATGGGAGATTACACGAAAAAAATTAATTGAGTATTCAGTGTTTCCATTAATTGATTTAAAGTTATGGGCTAGGGCAAATAATTGCACTATAACAAATAAAGTATTAGCTGTTACATTATTTCCTTTAGGTGAGTATGGGGAAATGAATTTAATACAAACAATTATACCATTTGTAGATAAAATTCTTGATGTTTTTTCTATAGAAAAATTTATTAGGGAAGTTTATCTTAAATAAAAAAACGATACTTATATTTTACAAATTTAATTTTGTTTTATATGGTGTTACTCATAGATAAAACCTACAAAATACCCTCACGAAAACACAAATACAGTGAGGGTTTCATGCAAAATCAATTTTCAACACCAACACCAGAATCACGCCGTTCTATTCTTGCCGAGTATGGCGAACAGTATGATCGCCTCATTCGCGAGAAAGAACGTCAACGCATCACATCTATTTCACGCACAACAGCTTACACACTAGAAAAAGAAGGGCGTTTCCCTACGCGTAAAGCATTAGGGCGTAATTCTTGCGCGTGGCTATTAAGTGATTTATTGCTATGGGTTCGTAACCCGCCCGCCGTGGAAAATATTAATAACCCATATAGCCGTAAATCGAACTAGCACAATTAATTGTTAATTACACTCAATTAATAAAATACGAATTTGCGTTCGTTTGCATACAAAATAGTTCAAGCTAAATATGTTGTCGCGATAGCTCTAATTAATTAAATAAAAGAGAAGAAATATATGAAATTGGAAAAAAACAGCTTAATTGCTGATGGATTCGCTCACCCTAAAATCAGCTCGGAGACTATTTTAGTTCAGCACAAAACAGAGCCTAGAATTGATAGCCGCCTGTTTGCTAAACGCATCGGAATTAAACATAAGAACCTTTTTGAATTAGTAAAAAAGAATACAAAGAATTTACGTCAATTTGGAACCCTTCCGTTTCAAACGGAGCGATTAAATACTGAACAATTAGGTTTGCGTGAACATAAATACGCCTTACTCAATGAAAGCCAATTTGATTTTATGTGCCGTATTGTTCGTGGTCGCAATCATGAGCAGATGACTCAATTCAAGCTGGACGTAACCAAAGCATTTAGTAAGAAGCGCGCTGCTGAACCTATCCGTCGTGAATATCTACCACATTACCATGAGTCACGCGACGCACTCAGAGATTTAGGCGCAGAGAAACATCACTTCATCAATCTAGCCCGTACAGAGAACCGATTAACAGGCTTACTCACAGGGGAACGTGCCAGTGCAGACGAACAACAATTAGGTTTATTAGTCTGTATGCAGAAAATCGAACAGGCAGCATTTCAGGATGCTATTGATTCAGGTTTATCGGCTACTCAGGCATTGCGCGAAGTCAGTAAACGCATTGAGCAGTTCGCTAGCTTAATGAGTCCTACGGTGCGGATTGGTGGCTAATATGACGAATACCCTATATTCAACAAAGGCTATTTCCTACCAAGTGAATGATTCCCTACTGGCAGGCAATAACTCAATTTGGGCTAATCGGCCACTTACTAAAAACTTAGTAAGCCAATCAGCGAAAATTTACGCCAATCAAGCAATCCTAGCCACCAATGGTGGATGGGATAACGGTAAACATTCAAAATGTGGGGAATTTACACCATTTGCTAAAGGTGATTTATCTCACCTTTCTAAAGAGGCGGATTATCCTCATTGGCAAGATTTACGAGTAACTAACAGTTACGCACAAAAGAAAAAAGACAGCGTGCAGGCTGTCTTAATTCAACTTCATACGGACTTACCATCTTTAAGAGGGGAAGTTTCAAGGCTACCCAATAATATTGGGCTACCCGATTATATCGGGTTGGTTCAATATTTCCTATCCTCCATTGGAGGGTGGGATTTGAACCTAGTGAATGATGTTCACTCAGTTGATTTTTTTAATTTGTCACGGCAGGCCTCTTTAACCCATGAACTGAAATTACCTTTTCCAGCCGCAGCATTTATTTGTTCTAACAGCTCATCCTCAAAGCGAATGTGTTTCATTGTACTGCCAGATCTATCGAATGATTTTTTTTCTTTTTTCTCTTGCATTGGTAACTACCGTAGTTATAATGGATTTCCGTATGGTAACTACCATTATTATTTAGTGCAAGATAAATTAACAACGCCCCGAAGTGCTACCAACACTGCCGAGGCGTTTAACCACAGCGTAAAGGAGTCTTACGATATGGCTATGTATAAGTCTACCCAAACTCACCCTAAATTTAAATGGCGTTTCTTCTCATGCCAGCAATCTAAATATTTTTCCGTTGAAGCCAGCAACGAGAAAGAAGCTCGTTCTTTACTTCCCGACTCACCTTGTCTCTTTTCTGCTCGTATTCGTCAGGAGGGAGATCATGCTTAATACCATTTGTATTGATACAGCAAAATATAAAGCAGGTTTAGCCAGCTCTCTATATAGCGTCATTCTTGAAAAAGCATCGGATGAATGCTCTCAAGAGTTATTAGACTTGATTTCAATTGCTTGTGATTTAAACCAACAAATTAGCCAATCATTACGTGATAACAACGGGGTATCAGCATGAAAAACAATGAATTAGCATTATTACTCGATAGCCCGATTATGGATATTTACAAGTTAGAGACTCTCTTAACGATATGGCTTGAAGCTGAGGATAATCAAGATGTTGCTAACATGATTAGCATCTCACTCGACTATACAAAAAATGTTCGTGATGCTTTAAGTCATGCGGTGGGGAGTGAAAATAATGTCTGATATCTATGACTATCTTGTAAAGGCTGATTTGGACTCCATGAGCACAGAAGAACTACGAAAATTTAGAAGTGTTTCCTCTGACACTTGTGACGGGTTGCTATCGACATTACGTGTCATGGGGGAGTGTGCTTTTTGGGCTTGTGCAAATAAAGATTACCATGAAAGCCAAGCTAAAAATGATTTACGGCGTATCGGTGAGTCATTGATGTATTTACCTCGCTTGATTGATGCGATGCGTTTTAATGAGCATGAAGCGGAATTTAAAATCTATCAACGTGAGGGATTTCCTTATACGGAGGTAGGCAATGACTAATATTGAGCTGATCCGTGAAGTAAAGCGTAATGCAGTAAATCACTGGAGCGGTATCCTGCCTGCCTGTGGTGTTGATGTACCGGAACGGGGAAAACATGGTGCCTGTCCTGTCTGTGGGGGAACTGACCGCTTTCACTTTATTGATGATCACCATAACGGCAATTGGTTTTGTCGCCAATGTGATGAGCCTAATCACGGTGATGGATTAGATTTAATTGCCAAAGTAAAAGGTATCTCTATTTATGAGGCGGCCAAAGAAGTCTCACAAGTTTTGTCATTGCCTTTACCTGAACCTGCCAGAAAGGAGGCTCCAAAATCAGAGTCTCAACCTATTGCAGAAAAGGTACAAAAGCTGGTGGCTCAAACGACGGTAGGTAAATCAGCGTACCTGACTCAAAAGGGGCACGATTGCCCCGTAAAAATACTCGCTGATGGTTCGATGTTATTAATTATTCAGCGCGGTAATGAGGTCACAGGGGCGCAAATTATCAAGCCTAACGGTGAAAAGCGTCTGATATCAGGGACAAAGAAAAAGGGCAGTTTTATGCCCTTATCTGAATTAATAGAAACGACTGAGACAGTATTGATTGCCGAGGGATACGCAACCGCCTTAACAGTGAGTCAACTGCATAGTGGTTTGGTGTTGGCTGCGATTGATGAGGGGAATTTATTACCTGTTGCTGAATGGGCTAGAAAGCATTATCCCGAAGCAAAGATAATTATAGTTGCGGATAATGATATTAAGATCGGTCAGCCGAATGTGGGTAAAATTTCAGCAGAAAAAGCCGCTAAAATGGTTAATGGTTGGGTAACTTTACCGCCGACAGAAGATAAAGCCGATTGGGATGATTACCGTCAGCAATTTGGGATTGAGAAAGCTAAACAGGCGTTTAATGAGGGAATGTACCAAATGGATAATTTAGCCACAGTAACAGTTATTCATGCGGATAAAAAAGGGGCGAACACCAATCTCTCACAAATGGCGGCCAGTCAACGAGGCGCATTACTCGCAGAACGTTTCGGAAAACTCGCTATTATTCCAGATAGTGAGATGGTTTATCACTATGTCGATGGGGTATGGAATAAAGTATCTGATAGTGATTTACAACGGGCAATGGTAGCGATTTTTGATGAATATGAAACACCTTATAGCCCAACGGGGGTTAAAAATGCGATTGGTGCGTTGAAATTACAAATTCCAGTTTTAGGTGAGCAAAAGCGAGAGTTAATTGGTTTTAGTAATGGTGTGTATGATTTATCGACTCAACAATTTAAGCCTCATGCACCAGAAAACTGGTTACTTAATCATAATGGGATCGTATTCACTGCGCCTGAATCTAATGAGAATTTAAAACAACATGCCCCTAGTTTTTATAAGTGGTTATCTCATTCGGCTGGCAACGATGAAGAAAAGATGAACCGTATTAATGCGGGCTTATTTATGATTTTAGCTAATCGGTATGATTGGCAATTATTTATCGAGGTGACGGGTGAGGGAGGGAGTGGTAAAAGTGTTTTTACCTCTATCGCGACTTTACTTGCAGGGGCACACAATACCGCCAGTGGCAATATGAAAGCGTTAGATGAGGCGAGAGGGCGTTATCAATTTGTGGGTAAAAGTCTCATTACTTTACCTGACCAAGTAAAATACGTTGGAGAGGGGGCAGGCATTAAAGCCATTACAGGCGGTGATTTAATCGAGGTTGATGGTAAGTATGAGAAACAATTCTCAACCATTATTAAAGCGGTTGTTTTGGCGACGAATAACGAACCAATGAGCTTTACTGAACGTAACGGAGGGATAGCGCGTAGACGGGTTATTTTCTCTTTTAATACCCCCGTTAAAGAGAATGATAAAGATCCATTGTTACCTGAGAAGATAAGCAAAGAGTTACCCGTTATTATTCGTCATTTATTGAAATTATTTACCTGCCAAGATAAGGCTAAATTATTACTGCAAGAACAGAGAGATTCAGGCGAAGCTTTAGCCGTCAAAAGTAACTCAGATCCCTTGTATAGCTTTTGTGCTTATTTGGTTTCATTGGGCGAAGAGTTAGGGATGAAGATGGGGAATAAGAATATTTATCCTCGTGCGCCGAGGATCTATCTCTATCATGCTTATTTATCATTTATGGAAGCCTACGGGTTTGATAGACCGTTAACATTAACCAAGTTTGGGGATTCATTACCTAAGGTGATGCAAGAGTATAAAAAAGACTATCGAAAGTTTAAAACGAAACGGGGTTATTACTATAACGTTGATTTAACTGATGAAGCTAACGAGTGGCTTCCTGCAGTACCTGAATTAAGAAAAAGTTAGCCCCCTAGTTATAAAGTTTTATGTTCAACTGTGCACCCTGTTCACCAATCTTTATATTTGATTGATTTATAATATAAAAATAGGGTGCATAGTTATTTCTCAACTGTGCACCAACTGTTCACCCTGTGCACCTTTTATATTGCTGTTAAAATAAGCATATAGATTTTAAAAAGGCTTCTTTTGGCAGGTAATATTGTATTAAATTAGGAGGAGATATGCCGATCACGCGAGAAGATATACAGGCACATTATGATTATCACAACATTACACAACTCGATGATTTACATACAACTGATTATCGTGAGTTGGTTAGCGGACATTCTTTTTTCTTTCAAGATACTGGCGGAAATTTAAGACACACATTATCAGAGGAAATCTTAGCAACGAATAAAGAACAATTAGATGTATTAATTGAACAACTGCAAGCGTTTAGAAAAATAATGAATGATGTACCCGAATGGTTGAGTGATAAATAAATCTGATAAGGAGCCGAGAGAATAAATATGCTCGGCTTCAGGTAAGATATTATAATAAACTTATTAGCCCGGAAATACCTGCCCCTATTACACTTGCAACGGTACTATTTTCTAGTAATTTAATGAGAGATCTTTTTGCCTCAACATCATTAGATTTTGCAATCTTTTCAACTAATTCCTGAATAGTTACATTTGTAATTTGAGTGTTATTATTCCCAACTTGTATTTGATCTCCAGAAATATTACCTATATTAACGACAGAATTAAGATCTTTCGTTTTATGCTCACTGGCAGTCATATTTTCAACTTGTAGAGTTAACATGTGTGGGTGGTGAGTACCTATATTCAATGATCCTCCAGCAAGGAATGAAGCATCTAATACTTTTAATTCAATAAGTCTTTTTCCTGATTTTTGTGTAATAACATCACCAATTCCAATATCGGGTTCATCGGTGTAGGGGATTCGTACAGTACTGCTTTCTCGGCTACCTTTGTACTCATCTCCATTAATAATAATTAATTCTGGATATGCAAGCTGATTGAAATTCATACTACCTCCATTGTTAAAATGAACGCCCTCAGACCACAACATCAAAATATTAGCATAAAGAATTGTAAATTAATTGTTCTGATGCTTTCTTATGTTTATTGTATGATTTTTAAGGCTTTTTATTGGCTTTTTGAGGTATATATTAATAAGTGGCACTCAGACGTGAGCCGCCACTTGACCGTTTAATCCTTGCTTTTTCTGACAGGCATCTCCAGTTAAACGGTCTTCTTCTTTTTGTGTTGGTTTCACGTCTTAACATTTTATTGATTACGGAAACCACTTCATGAAAAGACTTCTCGAATTACGCCAACAAAAGGCAACCCTCACCGAGCAAATGCGCTCATTGCTCACTAAAGCAGAAACTGAAAAACGTTCTCTCTCTGACGATGAGGCTAAAAGTTTTGATGAGTTACGTCATCAGTCGGAATCCCTGAATACTGAAATTGCCCGTTATGAAGCGATGGCAGAGGAAGAACGCAGTCAAACAGGTAAGCACGTATTAGGTGATAACACAGTGAGTAATGATGAATTACGTCATTATGTCCTGACAGGCGAAACGCGTACGTTATCTACTGGGGTTCCGGCTGATGGTGGCTATACCGTTATTCCTGAACTGAATAAGCAGATCATGCAACAATTAACCGATGATTCGGTGATGCGTAAAATCTGTACCATCAAAACCACTCACAGCAACGAATATAAACAATTGGTTTCTGTGGGTGGTGCAAAAGTCAATCACGGTGAAGAAGGTCACGCTCGTACTGAAACTGGCACACCAAAGTTAGAAGAAGTCAGTATCAAATTATTCCCTATCTACGCCTATCCCAAAACCACGCAAGAAATTATTGATTTTAGTGATGTGGATATTCTGAGCTGGTTAAGCTCTGAGATTGGTGACACGTTCGTTGATACTGAAGAAGTCGATCTCGTCACGGGAGATGGTTTGAAAAAAGCAAAAGGTTTTTTAGCTTATCCTCGTGAAGCCAAAGATGACAAAACGCGTGCTTTTGGCAAATTAGAAAAACTGGAAGCAATGACACTGACAGCGGATAGCTTGATTGATTTGAAATTTAAGCTTAGAGCGAAATACCGTAAAAATGCTGTTTGGGTGATGAACTCCAATACTGCCGCTAAAGTGCAGAAACTGAAAAATGGTAATGGGGATTATATCTGGCGTGATCGTTTACAGTCTGGCGATCCTGATACCTTATTAGGCTTACCGGTTCATTATCTCGAAAACATGGCTGATGATGTGATTGCATTAGGTGACTTTAAACGCGGTTACTTCATTGTGGATCATGAAACGGGTACACGTACTCGCCCTGACAACATTACTGAACCCGGCTTTATCAAAGTTCACACCGATAAATATTTAGGCGGTGGGCTGGTGGATTCTAACGCCATTAAAGTGTTGGAAGTTAAAGTCGCGGGTAAATAACTCAAGGGGCGTTCCTGTGATCTCAGGAGCGCTCTTTTTGTCAGGAATAGGCTATGAAAAAGACCGAGTTAGAAATCCGTACTGCAACACTTTCTGCCAGTGATAAAAAGCTGGTGGGTTATGTCATTAAATGGGGCTTACGCTCTCATGTGCTTTGGGATGAGTTTGTCGAGCAATTTGCCCAAAATGCGTTTAGTAACAGCTTATCAAAAGGGAGTGATGTCAGGGCGCTTTATGAACATGATTACACTAACCTATTGGGGCGCACGACTTCTGGCACATTACAACTCACCGAAGATGAAACAGGGTTACGTTTTGAACTCACTCCGCCTGATACGCAACTAGGGCGTGATGTTCTCACCTTGGTTGAACGAGGTGATATTGACGGTATGAGTTTTGGTTTCCGAGCGATTAAAGATCAGTGGGATATTGGTCAAGAGCCGTATGTCAGAACTGTATTAGAAGCCGAACTCCATGAAATCACCATCACCAGTTTACCCGCTTATCCTGATAGTGGCGTAGAAATTGCCAAACGCTCCTTAACACTCAGTAAACCGCAAGCGGTAAAAGATTTTGACCGCTGGTTACAATTGGTTGAGGTGGAATAATGTGGCCATTCAAACGTAAAGCCTCCGAATCCCGCAGTCTAAGTATTGATGAGTTTCTTTCTCTGGCGGGGATATCTAACACAAACTCAGGGGAACACGTTAGCTCATCAACAGCGGAGGGCTTACCTGCCGTGATGAATGCGGTGACGGTCATTAGTGAAGCTATTGCCTCCATGCCCTGTTTTCTGTATCGGGTACACAATGATAAAGGGCGAGAATCAAGAGAGTGGTTAAGTGATCATCCTGTTGATTATCTTCTCAATGAAAAACCGAATGACTGTCAGACCGCTTTTCAATTTAAGCGCACTTTAATGCGTCATTGTTTGCTCAATGGTAACGCCTATGCGGTGATTACGTGGGGCAAAGATGGACAGCCTAAATCAATACATCCTTATCCCCCTAGTGCGGTGGTGATTAATCGACTTGGGGATCAGCGATACAGTTATACCGTGACTGAAACGTATAGCGGTAAGGTGAAAACCTACCTACAAGAAGAAATCTTGCATTTACGTTATGCGACCGATGACGGTTTTTTAGGTCGCTCACCCGTCACGATTTGCCGTGAAACATTGGGCTTAGGATTAGCTCAACAACGACACGGCGCGAGTATCATGAAAGACGGCATGATGGCATCTGGCATTATTAAATCGGGTGAATGGCTCGATAGCCTCAAAGGAACTAAGGCATTAGAAGCCCTAGAACGCTACAAAGGGGCACGTAATGCAGGGAAAACCCCCATTCTTGAGGGGGGCATGGAATATGAACAATTAGGCATGAGTAACCAAGATGCGGAGTGGTTAGCCTCAAGGCGTTTTACCATTGAAGATATTGCCCGTATGTTCAACATTAGCCCTATCTTTTTACAAGAATATTCCAACAGTACTTACAGTAACTTTAGTGAGGCAAGTCGTGCCTTACTGACCATCACTATGCGCCCATGGTTAGCCAACTTTGAGCAACAAATTAAATCAGCGCTGTTATTGACTTCACCTACACCGAATATTCGCTATCAAGTGGAATTTGATACGGCAGATTTACTCCGCGCTAATCCTACGGAGCGTTTCCGCAGTTATGAAACCGCGATTAAGTCGGGAGTCATGTGTCCGAATGAAGCCCGTGAGCGTGAGGGATTGCCTCCTCGTGAAGGTGGTGATGAATTTAGTCAGGCATGGAAACAGACCGTTGAAGTTAAAAAAGAGTCTGACAAGGTGGATGAATGAAAGCGGGGCGCATGAATCAACGGGTAACTATTCAGCGCTCAAAGCTTAAACCGGATGCGCTTAGTGGTAATGAGGTGATGTGGTTCGATATTGCGAAAGTTTGGGCTGAGGTAAAAGGGATCCGAGGGCGCGAGTATTTTAGCAGTCAGCAAACACAGAGTGAAACCACAGTGAGAGTTTGGTTACGTTATTTTCCTGATATCACCACGGCAGATCGATTGATGTTTAGCTACGCCGGCACGGACGGCAATCATTGGGATATTAAAAGTATTGTGGCGGATAAAGCCAAGGGCAGAATGGAAATTATTTGTGAGGGCGTAGAGCGTGACTAAACCTAATATCAGTCTTGATGAAGTGAAGTTGCATTGCCGTATTGATGATGATTATGACGATGCCATATTAGCTATCTATATTGATGCCGCATTAGAAGTTTGCCAACAACATATCGGTAAACGATTTGATGATGGGTTGTCGTTCACTCCTGCGATCAAGGTGGGCTGTTTAATGTATATCAGTTTGCTTTATGAGAACCGAGAGATGATAGGCAGTGATGGATTAAAAGAAGTTCCGCTGACTATTCATTCTCTGTGGTCAACCTATCGAGATGTGGGAGTGTACTAGATGCCATGGCAACCCCTAAAGCGTTGTAGTTATCAAGGCTGTAATAAGCGGGTGAAGTCTGGACGGTGTGAAGAACATAAACAAGAAGCCAGACGACAACAGGATAGCCAGCGAGGGACACGAACCGAACGAGGTTATAGCAATCAGTGGGGCAAGTACCGTTTACAGTATCTCAAGTTAAATCCGTTATGTGTGCATTGCCTCAATAAAGGGATATACACCCCTGCAACCATTGTTGACCACATTATTCCTATTAACGGTGATAGTGACGTATTGTTTTGGGTGGATTTTAACCATCAAGCGTTATGTCACAGTTGTCATAACACCAAAACCTTTAAGCATGATCCACTCACTAAGCAAAAGCGTAAAAATGGGGAGTATCGAGAGTTAGAGGCAAAAGCAACACGGAATAATGATTGGCGAGATGAGTATAACCGTAATGCGTGAAAATGAAATAAATCAGTTGGTTAAAGGACTCTTAAAGCACAGTGAACCGTATAGACAACGACAATTAAAAACGCCTACAAAGCCCATTACAGGGCGCAATACTCAACGTGATAGGGAGCTAATGGAATGTTTCAGAAATCGTTAGAGAAACATATAGAAAGGGTAGGGGTATCAAAAATGACAAACGGCCTCGTCTCAGGAACCGCCCCCCTCCTCGAATTTTTACGCACGGTAATTTTTTTGAAAATAATTTACTAGGAAATAGAAATAGTTATGGCAAGAGCACCTAAACCCCCCGTTTATCTTAATGAGATAGCGACGAAAGAGTGGAAAACAAAAGCCAAAATATTGGCAGAACGTGACGATCTGACGTTAGCCGATTGGAACAATTTAGAATTGTATTGCGTCAATTATGCGATGTACCGTAAAGCGGTTGAAGACTTAGATAATCGAGGGTTTAGCATTATCAATAGTCAAGGCAGTGAGAGCCGTAATCCCTCATTGAGTGCCAAGGCTGATGCTGAAAAAATCATGATTAAAATGTCTTCCTTGCTGGGGTTCGATCCCGTTTCTCGTCGTAAAAATCCAATTGAAACCGAGGAAGAGGACGAATTAGATCGCCTATGAACGCATGGGAGCAGTACGCAAGCGATATTAAAACAGGTAAAATCCCCGCCTGTCAGCGGTTAAAGCAAGCGGTTGAACGTTACTATAATGACTTAAATAATCCGCTTTATACCTTTGATAATGAGGTCGTAGAGCGTTTTATCGGGTTCTCTCGTGTTTGCCCGCATGTTAAAGGGCACTTGCGAGGTAAGCCGATAGAGCTTGAGCCGTGGCAACAATTTGCCTTTGCGAATCTCCTTGGTTTCAAGGTGATCTCAACGGGGCGAAGAAAATACCGCAGTGCTTATATTCAGGTTCCCCGCAAAAATGCAAAATCCACCGTTGCGGCAATACTGGCTAATTGGTTCTTGGTGATGGAAAACGGGCAACAAGATATTTATACCGCTGCAGTGAGCCGAGATCAGGCGCGTATTGTCTTTGATGATGCCCGTCAAATGTGTGTGCTGTCTAAACCGCTTAAAAAACGGGTGGCCATACAGCAACATAAAGTCATTAATCCGAAACGTAATAGCTTATTGAAACCTCTTGCCGCTAAAGCCGCCACTATTGAGGGAACCAATCCCAGTTTAGCGATTGTAGATGAATATCACTTACACCCTGATAATGCGGTTTATTCTGCCCTTGAGTTAGGGATGGGGGCACGTCCTGAGGGCATTTTATTTGCGATCACAACGTCAGGCAGCAATGTCATTTCAGCCTGTAAACAACATTATGATTATTGTTGTCAAATTCTCGCCGGTGAAGAACAAAATGAATCGTTATTTGCTTTGATTTATGAACTCGACGACGAAAAAGAAATTGACGATGAACGCTTGTGGATAAAGGCGAATCCCAATCTTAATGTGTCAGTTGATGGTGATGCTTTGTATGACACAATACAAAAGGCACGAGGCATTCCCTCACAATGGACGGAAATGTTAACTAAACGCTTTAATATTTGGTGTCAGGGGGAAACGCCTTGGATGGGTGAGGGCGCATGGTTAGCGTGTGAAATGGACTATACCGAAACTGACCTTAAAGGCTTAGCGTGTTATGCAGGAATGGACCTATCCTCTACGGGGGATATCACCAGTGTCTGCTATACCTTTCCTGTCGATAATGAATTGTTGTTATTGACTCGCCACTATATCCCCGAAGCGCAGTTACAGAACCCCGCCAATAAGAACAGGGCGATTTACCGTCAATGGGTTAAATCAGGTTGGCTCCGAACCACACCAGGCGATTGTATTGATTATGATCGCATTCGTGATGATGTGCTTAGAGACAGCCAACAATTTAATATCAAATTGACAGGATTTGATACATGGAACGCTACCCATTTAAGGACACAGCTACAAGGTGCGGGGTTAGATGTTGAGCCATTCCCTCAAACTTACATGAAGTTTAGCCCTGTGGCGAAATCAGCCGAGGTATTTGTTAATCGTAAAATCATTCGTCACAATGGCGATCCGGTGCTTGCGTGGGCGATGGCTAATGTCGTCATGGAAACGGACGCAAACGCGAATATCAAGCCCAATAAAAAGAAATCAGCCAACAAAATTGACCCTGCTATTGCTTTCCTTATGAGCTTTGGTACATGGCAAATTGAGCATGAAGACTTTGCTTTCAACTTAACGGGGGAGCAAAAAGAACGTTTAGCCTCATTTGATGGGGTGTAG